ACTTATGGGAATTGGTGTTGGCAGAGGAAGTGCTGCATCAAATCTAGGACAACAACTAGCTGGGTTTGGTGGCCAGTTAACAGGCTTAGGCAGAACACAAGAAGAGCTAAGAAGAGGACAAAGAGGTGAATTAGCTGGATATGGTGGTATTGGTAGAGGTATAGCTGAAACTGGTTTAAGTAGAATATACGATCAAATGTTGGCTCAACAATACAGACCTATGCAAACTTTACAACAAATTGGTGGCATGTTACCAGGTTATCAAGCCTCAAGCTCAAGGATTGATTCACAATATGGAATGCCTACAGATCCAGCCGCAGCAGGATTAGGAGCTGCGTTTAGTGCTTACGGTGCTGTAGCTCCAAGACAAGGAAGCGGTTAGTGAATTTTTTAAGTAGAAAAATGTTCCAAAATGGTGGTGATGTTGCTGCATCTGGATATGTTACTTATACAGATGATAATACAAAAGATTTTTTTACTGTAAACAGCTTTAAACAGAAATTAGATACCTTAACTGACAGCGAACTTTTTGCTTTGAAAAATTTATCTAGTTTAGGCGATGTTCAACTTACTGCAGATTTGCAAATGGTTCTAAATAATGTATCGGCACAGAGAGAAGTACCATTAGCTAAAAAATCTAATATAGGTATGCCCCAAAGTTTTCAAGGTGCAATATCTGATGTTCCTCGTAGTCTGGAAGCAGGTTTAAGACCTGTGTTAGCAGCGATTCAACGACAAATTTATTCTAAAGAAGATATAGCAGCGAGTCCAAGTTTACAAGCAACACAAGATTATGTTTCCCCCATTTTTGGAGAGACTTTTACATTTTCAGATATATTTAATCCTGATTTAGATGCTTTTCAAACAGCAGTTGCGAGTGGTTATAGAAATCCTGATGAAGTAAGAGATATTCTTGGGGGTGGAGATTTTGAACAAATTTCATCACAACCTGGGCAATTTGATTTTCGTGATGAGGATATTCAAGCTAAAGTTAGTGCCATAGATCAAGTAGAAAATCAAAAAGCAAGAAATGACTTTTTAAATGAAAAACTTATTAATCAATATTCACCTAGTGACCAAAAGATTTTACGTGAGTTTATAGATCCTATAACAAGTAAATTAACAGTATCTCCAGAAGAACTTGCAATGAGGCCAATGCGTCCTGAACGTATAATAGACATAGATAACGTATCGCTTAACCTTGATGAATCAGCCGCAAATTTAGCATCATTATCAGAAGAAATAGACGCACTGGAGGACAGATTTGCTGAAGAAGATATAAAAAGACCTGAAGATATTGACGTTGACGAAATAACAAATTTATTAAATGAGATTCAACTACCTGGTATAAATATAGAAAAAACAGAAGCTGATAGTTTACTAGAAACCATAGATAAGTTTGAAGGTCTTGCACCAGAAGAACTTAAAATTGAACTTGACAAAGAAAAATTACCAGGCATGACAGAGCTCGATAAAAACAAAGCCGAAGTTGCTGCACAAGTAAAAGAAATAAAAGAAAAAGAAGAAAAACGCATAGCTCAAGAAGGTGATCCTGATCCAGATAAAGCACCTAAATCTCCTATAGCTGCAAAATTAAAAGAACCTGGATTTTTTGGATCTGACAGATTTGTAAACTTTGTAAGAAATGTTGGTGCTGGATTAGTAGAATCAGGACAAATGGGACCTGGTCTTGCACTTGGTGCTGCAAAAGCTGCTGAAGAAAGAGCTGCAAGAGATCTAGCACAAGATCAAAAAGATGCAGAAATGGCAAAACTAATTGCTGTAGAAAAAGCCAAGGCTGCTTTAAAAAGTCAAGAACCCATAAAAGGTGCTGATATAGAGAAAGCTGTTAAATTTGAAGATGATTTAATGGTAGCTTTAAGAAACTTTGATGAGGATGAAAGAATTGTATCTGACATAAATCAAATACTAAATGAAGATATTAATGATCCTGCAGCTTTTGGTGCACGTGGACTTCTTGGAATTGTAAATGACAAAATTAGAAATGCTTTAGGTATAGGAGAAACAGAATGGGCTAATTTACCCGCAGAGGTACGAACTAAAAAAATATTAGAAATTACATCACAAAGATCGGTAAGAAGTATATTGGGAGAATCTGGTAAAACCATATCTAACCTTGATAGACAGATTGTTGCACAAATATTTGGTAATGTTGATATATGGACATCCCCAGCAGAGTTAAGAAAAATTCTAAGTAACAGCAGATCAAACATAATTGAAGGAATGAGAGCTGGACAATCCACTGTTATTTCTAGAGCTCAAGGATTAAATGAGCTTGGTTATCCATCTCAAGTTATAAGGGTAAATGATCCTCTTATTGCAAGAATATTAGGATTTAGTTTTGATAATATAGAACAATACAAACGTGGAGATGATGTTTCTGGATTTGAAGAAATTGACTTGTAATGCCAAGATTTAAAGTAAATATATCTGAAGGTGTATCTGAAACTGTAGAAGCACAAAATGCTGATGAAGCAAGAAAAAAAGTAAAAGCACTTATTGCACAAGGTGCTATGTCTCCATTTTATGATGAGCTTTTTTTTGACTACGAAACTGGAGTTGATAATAAAAGGTTAAGAAGAAACTTAGCCATGGCTGAAACTAACGAAGAACAAAATAAAGTAATTCTTAATATTCTAAATAAAACACAAGGTTCAGAAACACCAATAGAGCAAGAAAATGTTTTATTAAATCAAGTTGGAGATCAAGGTTTTACTAGAAATACTAAAGGTCAAATAGCTTTAACACCAAAAGGCATGAAACAGTTGGGATTAGAAAAGCTAATTAAAAGTGAAACACTTAATGATGGTTCTGTTATTTATAAAAATACAATTATTGACGAAAATGATTTCAATTTAAAAACAGGTGATTTATCTGACTTTGCAGGCGTTGCTGGACCTATTATAGGTGTGATGACAACTTTTGTACCACAACTTCGAATAATCAAAGGACTTTCACATTTATTTGGGAAAAGAGATGTACTTGCTCGTATGTTTGCAGCAGGTGCTGGTAGTACAGTTGGTAAGGCTGTAGAGGAAGAAGTTATAGAAACCACAGAGGGATTTCAATTACAAAAAAGAGATGAAATAAACGATTTATATATGCAAGAATTTGCTTTTGGTACTATAGGCCAAGGTATTGGTGAAGGTGCATTTAAGTTATATAACACATTTTTAGGTGCAAGAGCAGCTCCTGCAGATAAACGAATTTTATTCCAACAAAATCAGAATAGATCTGTAGCTGACGTTATGAAGTTAGATATGGAGCTTGGAAAAGAAGCGACTGAAAGACAAATTAAAAAAGCCATAAGAGATGGAAAGGTTAAAAAATTTAACTGGAAAATGAATAAATCTGTTGGTGCAATACCATCACAAGAAACTTTACAAAGAATGTTGCCTGGAAGAGGACAAGGCATAGCAGAACAAGTTATTGGTAATAACAGAGATAAAGCTAATGCAGCTTATTTGAGAGCAGAGTTAAATTATATTTTAAAAGGTATTAAAGATGAAAAAGTTGCCTTAGATTCTTATATATCAACATCACAAAAAGGTAGGTTAGATCAATCTATTAATGAAAAACTACAAAATTTAAGAAACGCAGAAGCAACAGTTACAAATAGATTAGAAAAATTATTTGGAGAAATTACAGAAGATGCATTAGAGGTTGGTAATTATGGAATGATACCAAGTAGAAGTGAGTTTGGTGAAAGCATAAAAAATACGATTACTTCTGCTAGAAGTTTTGTTACGAAAGAAGTGGGTAACAAATACAAAGAAGTAGACAACATGATGAAAGACATGAGAAGCATTTATAAATTAGAATTAGATGACTTTGGTGAATTACAACGTGTTGGAAGAGGCACTGCAAATGATTTTCAATTAAAAAGTGCTGCTGAAAGAGATATAGCAGTAGCAATAAATGCAACTATAAATGAAACTGCACACACATATTTTGAAAAATCTTTGCTAAGAATTAAGTCTTTTAAAGAGGATTTTCCAGCTTCTGATTTTAGTCCGCAAGACCCTCTAATTAAAGGCGGCATTATAAAACAATTAGAAGATTTATATACAGGTTTATTACAACAAACTGCACCTGGTCAAGCAGCAAGTGGTAAAGGATTAAGTTTGTTTCAAATAAGAAACATACAAAAAGATTTAGATTTTTTTATTACAGAAGCTCCTGGAGCGTCACCACAAAGAGAATTAATAATTGATTTAAAAAGGTATCTTGATTCATACGGTAGAGATAATCCAAAAAGCATAATGACTGATTTAGCAAAAGAATCAATAGAAAAAATTAACACTAGGTTAAAAAGACAAGGCATCACAATACAAATACAGGACAAAAAATTAATTGAAGATTCTTTAAAATTATTAAGAGAAGCAAACAAAACTAATGCACAAAGAATGAAACCTTTTGATAATTTACAAATACAAAAAATTATATCTAATGCATCAAAAGGTGCACATCCACCAGAGGAAATATATCAAAAAGTTTTTTTAAATGGTTCTTCAAAAGATTTACAAGATGTATTTACAGCGACTAGAAACTACGATGATTATTTAAAATCAATAGGTAAGGCAGAGGAAGCAACTACAGAACACACATTAAAAGCACAATTAAAGAAAAAGTTTTTTGATGATGCTATATACAAAGCTACAGATGGTGCTACACAAAGCATCAACTTTACTACATTTGCAAGACAGTTTTTCAACTTCGATAAAGAAATGGCCGATGCAGGTAAAATAGATGAGTTATTTAGAAACTCAAAAGGTGTTACATCTGGACAACTTGTGAGAGAAACTATAAGAAATTTAAACCGAGTGCAACCAAACTTAAAGCCATCACAGTTACGTGATTTAGCTGATGACTTTACTGGTACAAATATTGGTTTAGACGATAGTGATCAAGGTAGAGCATTTATTCAAGCTATGCGTGAGTTAGCTAATGAATCAGAAAGAGTTATGAAATTCAGAGCTAACAGAGCAATATCCGATTTACCAGAAAAAGGTATAGAAGCTACTACTGACACTATATTTAGACCTGGTAATGCATCTGTTATTAATACTTTAAAAGGAACAGTTGATGATGATGTGTTTGCAAGCATACAACAAGCAAGCATGATGAAACTTTTGAAAAGATCTGTTGATTTTAATGGAAAGGGTAAAATTAATGACATATTTAAGGCAGGTAATTTAGAAACAGCACTTAACAGTTACGGTGATGAAACTCTAGAAGCTATGTTTGGTAAAGAAATAACTCGTGGGTTGAGAAGTTTTCAAAAGGAAGTCGATATACTAACTAAAGGTGAGCTTGGAAGAGGTGGTAGTGCTGGTGGATTGGTTGCTGCAGGTCTTGGTGCTGCTATTGTTTTTGCACCATTACAAACATTAGGTCCTTTAACAGGCTTGCTAATTCTTCGTACTGTATTAGGTAATCCAAAATTTGTTGGTTTGTTAACAAAAAGTGATCCAGGCTCTATAGCACAAATGATACAAGCGGTAGAAAGAGCAGCTAGACAATTTGGGGTGAGAATGGTTGATGGTACTTATGTAGAGTCTGGTGTAGAAAAAGTCAGAGAAGGTTTTGAAGCAACTAAAACTGCAGTTGGCGTTACAGATGAAGATATACAAGAACAAACTGAAGAAGGTCTTGACATGTTCCAACAACTAAGAGATCAAGTAACGCAACCATTAAAAACTTCAGAATTACAACTACCAGATGTTCAGCCTATACAATCTCAAACTGATCCATTATCTCCAGAACGTATAGACTTTGCCGAACAAATCGCTGGCAGGCCAATCGTTTAAACAATAAAAAAGGGAGCTGTTACACTCCCTTTCTTTGTTCTCAAGGTTGTTATCCCCACTGGTCTGCCATAGCTTTGGCAATACCTGGGAAGAAAGTGCTTCTTATTTTCCAACGATCTGGACCAGGAGGACAATTATGTATGTCATTCCTAGCTGAAGTCCCATCTAAAGTACCTGTGGGCTTAAGAATTGGTAAATTCTTTAACCATAAGCAGGTTGCTTTAGAAACATTATCCTGGCCTTCTGGATCATCTCCAAATTGCCAGGGTTGGATCTTCTGATCGTAATGCTTGTAGTTTTTAATCCTTTTCTTTGCATATTTATGCATAATCGGATTTTCAACTGCAATTTTTGGTATATTACTATTCCAAAGATCTTGAAATAAATTTGTACCCTCTCTTAAATCCCTAACCATTTCCTTTACTGTTTTTCCAGGAGGAGGTGATTTCAACCACCTAACTCCCGAATTGCAAAGTCTGGTACAGGGAGGGTGTGCTACCATCATCATGTCCCAATCTTCCATTTTCATAACTTTTCTAATATCATCAGTAATGTGTCTATTAGATCCATCATCACTTGGAAGAATGTCGCAAGACCAGGCATCATGCCCTTTATCTAAGAAAGCATTTCTTACAATCCCTGAGAACTCACATGCGATTAAAATCTTCATGTTCGTTTCTCCTCTTATTTTTATTTTTAAGAACAAACTAGCTCTAGGCTAGAATCCTATTATAACACAAAAGTTACAATTTGTAAACTATGGGTTTTTAGCTATCCTCAAAAAAAGTAGGATCTACAGCTACAAATCTTTTAGCTGGTCTACCTTTACCACCAACTTTAATCTCAACCTCTTGTATCTCCCCTGCATTCTTAAGCCTTTCAATAATCTCTTTTACTTCATAAGACTTCATACTCCTAAATAGTTCGTGTCTATCTACTTCACGTTTAGATATACCCTCGCCATTCCTGGATCTAATAAATGATAATACTTGCTTAATCTTTGACTCTGTTGCACTACTGGCTACCTTATCTCTACAGGCTTCTATAAATAGTAAGTCGTAGTATCTAATAAAATCTACAGCCCAACGTGTAACATCTCCTGTAATGGCTCTAGCGTCTGCATTCGTTGCTAAAGTACATAACAAAGACAAACGCATAGCTTTCTCCTTAGAACGGCTTAGAAGAGGCTCTAGGTTATCTTTTTCTAGTATATCTTGTCTTTTGACTATCTCTCGTGCAAAGTCTTGTAGTATTTCTTCTGATTCTCTGTCAAAGTTTAATACTATTTGATCTAAATCAATCTCTGCATTATCACGAGATACATCACTCATGGTACCTCTTTGTCTTCTTATGTAGTTTACCCAATTTACAATAGAGGTTGGTGGCGATGTGAATCTTTTGAGCTCACCTACTCTTCTCGGCTCTGTAGATTCAACAACTACAAAACGGTTTAGGAACCCGTCTGCAATTCTGCCACCATTTAACGCTTTGTAAAAATTCTTTGGTACTGACAAACCAACCAATGTGATAGCTGGTTTATGTGTTACACGGCTCATCATCATTTCTTTGTATTGTTCTTGCACATTCATAAGTGAGTAGTTATCTGGTCGCAAAGTACCATGACAACGACCCCATGCTTCCATTAATGTTTGTATACCATCTTCTCTGTTAGTATTAGTTGAAGCACCAATAGCTTCTAGTCTTTTACCAAACTCATCCATTATGGTTATTTGTGTTGGCCTCATTTTAAGCACAGAATGCACGGCACCACTTGATGTATAACCATCTCCTACTACAAGCTTTTCATGATCACTTGCATTAAGCACCGACTCAACAAATGTTTTGATGTTTTCTTTACCCTGTCCTGACTTAGCAATACCCATGAAATACATAGAAGAAAAGTTATTCATGTTGGTTCTATATATACGGCCACAAGTAACACTAGCTAATGCCAGTGCACCTATTAATGATAGTTCTGGTTGTGGCACTTGTGCTATTTCCTCACAGAACTTAAACATGTCTTTTAGCAAACCTGGTGGGTTGAATAAATCTTTTGGTTTTTGTATGCTTTCTGAAGCTTGAATAAATAACGGTGCTATTCTATTCTTTCTATCGTGTGTATTTTTTACACTTTCAACAACGCTATCTATTTCTGTTTGTGGTAGTGGTGGATTATTATTTTTATTCCAGTTCTGCAAAAATATTTTTACAAATTGTATATTAACATTCTTTGAAATTAAATATCCTGCAATCCTTGCAGCTCCATCATTCCTAGACCCTTCCATGACACCATCAAGTGAAAATGGTGCTGTTTGTATTCCTGTTTCTGTTTTTGGAACTCCTGTAATTTTTTGAAACTCAACTTCTGTAAAGTCTGGTAAATCATTATGATCATGTATTTTCCAATCAGGAAAAGTAATTGGTTTATAGACTTGGCCGTTAGCATGTCTATTCCATGGTGCAATAATTAATCCACCCATACCTCTTATATCTATGAGTCTTTCTATTGGTGTTTCTGGAGTTCTCCTTGTCGCAAAAGTAGTATAATTTTGTGGGTTGTTATAATAATAATGCATTCCTTTACCAGTAATAACTTTAAAGGGACAAGCTGGCATATTCTTTTCTACCCAGTCCATAGCTTCTGGAGAGTCAGCATCGACTACTACAAACTTACCACATACAAGTGCAACTTGTAAGTTATCTCTGCCCTTAAACCATGATTCTACAAGGGTTCTATCAGGCCTGGCTTCTTTATACTGTTCCCAGCTTCCAAGAAAAGATGGCGGTTTTTTATTAGATCTTTGTAAAGGAACTACATTATAACCATCGTCATAGTAGGCAAGAGCTTGCTCTAAGGATGTATCGTCCTCAGTAATATTAAGCTGAAACACACTAAGCTTCTTGTGCTATATCATTTACTGATCCAAAGATGCATTCGAAATCTAATCTGCCATCAGTAGCTTTTATAATTTGTTTGGCTTGATTGATAGTTGGCTGCCTATAACCATATCTCCATGACTTACATGAAGCCTCTGAACAACCAAAATCTTCAGCAGCTTTTTTCTGCCCTAGAAATTCTATATATTCTTTGAGTGTATATCTTTTTACTACTCTATCTGTATGATTTGGTTTTACACCTAACGTTTCAAATTCTTTTAATTTTTGTGACGAAAGCGATTTAATTCTATGATAATAGTTAGCTTGCCAGACTAGATCTTCTCTGTTGGTATCTTCCATTTTTTTCTCCTCGTAACTTTTATTTGAAAAATATTCACATATTGTAGATAAGTAGTATATAATATGCAAGTTAATTTTAATTTTAAAGGAGATTGAAGATGGAATTATCAAGTAGAATAGTATCTCCGCAAAAGTTAGTTCAAGATCAAGGTGCAAAAATCTTGGTTTATGGAATGGCTGGAGCGGGTAAAACAACGTTGGCTAAAACATGTCCTGGTAAGGTGCTTGTAATAAGTGCTGAAGCTGGTTTGTTATCTATTAAAGATGCAAGTAATGTTGAGGCTATAGAAGTTAAAGAAGCATCTGAAGTTATGGAACTACACGATGCTTTAAAATC